AGGAGAAGAGAACTTTGAGACAGATAGTACCGCCAACAAATTGTCCAGCATGCAACAGCATATTGGAATTTGTAAACGATCAGTTATTCTGTTTGAACGACTCTTGCTCTGCTAAGTCTGCAAAGCGTGTCGAACACTTTGCAAAAACACTAAAAATCAAAGGACTCGGTCCTGCTACTATAGCAAGACTTGATCTTCATGATATTAATGATATTTATTCGTTATCCCAAGAAGAAATATCGTTATGCTTGGATTCAGAGAAACTAGGTACGAAACTACACAACGAGATACAGAAGTCAAAGAGTGTCGACCTTACAACTCTATTACCAGCTTTTTCGATACCGCTGATTGGCTCAAGTGCCACTAATAAATTAGCGAAACACATCTCATCAATATATGAGATAACCCCAGAGATATGTATAGAGGCAGGTCTGGGTCCGAAAGCGGCGTCGAATCTTACTGACTGGTTATTGTTTACTTTCATTGACCACGGCTATAATGAACTACCCTTTTCTTTTACTTGCAAAAAGCAGGCAAAAGTCAGTCTTGACGACACTAAGGGAACAGTTTGCATTAGTGGTAAGTTGAAAACTTATCCTACTAAAGCAGCCGCCAAACAAGTATTAGAAAAGTATGGATTCATTGTAAAAGATAATTTAACGAAAGATGTTACTATCTTACTAAACGAAAGTGGAATTGAAAGTGCTAAAACCAAGAAGGCACAAGAACTTGGGATAAAAATATTTAACAACCTAAAACAAATTATAGAGGAAAATAAAATGGCATTACCTAAATGGACAGATGAGAGAACTCAACAACTAACAGACTTTGTTGGTTCCGAAAGCCCTATATCTCAATCGACAGTTGCTAACGCAGCTGATGAGTTAGAAACATCAACAAGATCAGTTTCTAGCAAATTGAGAAAAATGGGATTTGATGTTGAATTAGCTTCAGCATCTGCTTCTAAGTCTTTCTCAGACGAGCAAGAAGCAACCTTACAGCCTTTGTTACTGACAACAGCGGCTCTTACACATATGCAGAAATTGCATCACACTTCGAAGGCGGAAACTTCTCTGCTAAATCAATTCAAGGAAAAATCTTATCAATGGAATTAACTTCTCATGTTAAGCCTGCTCCTAAAGTTGAAACAGTTAGAACTTACACTCCTGAAGAAGAAGGCACATTTGTATCAATGGTTAACGATGGATCTTTCGTAGAAGAAATCGCTGATGCACTTGGCAAATCTGTAAACTCAATCAGAGGAAAAGCTCTATCACTTCTAAGAAGTGGCGAAATCAACGCTATTCCAAAGCAAAAAGAAACAAAAGGATCAAGCAAAGCTGACGTACTTGCTGATGTAGATGTTGCTAACCACACTGTAGAAGAAATTGCTGACCAAATCGGCAAAACAGTTCGTGGCGTAAAAACTATGTTGACAAGACGAGGACTACAATGTTCTGACTACAACGGCGCAGCTAAAAAAGACATAGGTTAATTACCGAATCTTTTGATTAGTTCAAGGCAGGGGTTCGCCCCTGCCCGTTTTTAGTAGTACTTTGGGAGAGGTCAAGTGAATATAGCGTCAGCGCTTTTAAAACAAATTATAGTTCAGAAAGATTTAGACACATGGTCTAAGTTGAAAGAACATTACCTACCTGGCGAGTATCAGTCGATATTTCGCATCCTTGATAAACACATAGACAATTATCAAGACCTCCCACAATTCGAAGATCTCCAGTATGAAGTGCGAGATCGACAACTCCAAGAAAAAATATTCGCAATCGAATCTATAGATGTCGAAGTCGACGCTTGGCTTTTACTTGACTATTTAAAAAATGAATATGCACAAGTAGAAATCCTAGATGAACTTGATACCTATATCGATAACACAGTCGCAATGGCTAGTGCCGAAGAAAATATAGAACAACTCCAAGAAATAGTTTTAAGGGTAAGTGACAAGGTAGATGTCAAACCACCCGAAGAAAGTATGCAGAGCATATCTTTGTTTGAAGATGACAAAGAACTAGCGAAGTATTTACCCTTAGGACTCAATAGTGAGTATGACTCACATATCAAGTTCTCTCCCAAAGACTTAGTGCTTGTGGGCGGACGACGAGGTTCAGGAAAGTCATTGACTTGTTGTAATCTAGCATCCAATGTGTATGAATCTGGGCGTAGTGCCTTGTACTTCACAATTGAGATGGACAGCAGATCAATACTTCAAAGAATATGTTCTATTGCTACAAAGATTCCATTCTCCAGACTGAGAAGCAAAATGCTTTCGGCTCAGGAATGGAATATGGTTGGTGGCTGGTGGGCAGGTCGTTTTGATGGCGGACATGAATTATTGCCAGAGTTTCAACAAACTCATGACTTTGAATCATTCCACAAAGCCTTAACAAAACTTCCTTTACATAAAGAAAGACAGTTAGATGTTATTTATGATCCAGCCCTTACACTTTCCAAGATTCAGTCTGAATTAGATAAGAAAGTTAATCAACTAGATGTCGGAGTAGTAATAGTAGACTATCTAAACCAAGTTCGTCGCCACAATGCACCAAGTCGCTCAGGTCAATATGACTGGACAGAACAGATAGAAGTTAGTAAGAAAATGAAATTATACGCACAAGAATATGAAACGCTTGTCTTTGCACCATATCAAACGGATGCAAGTGGAGAAGCTAGGTTTGCAAAAGGTATTCTTGATGCAGCAGATGCTGCCTATGCATTAGAGACATGGGAGCAGCAGGATGAGTGTATGACATTTAATTGTGTTAAAATGAGAAGTAATCGTATGGAGAGTTTTACAAGTACAGTCGATTGGGAAACCTTGAAGATTGGACCTCAATCAGCAATCAATCCTAAAGAACGAGAAGCAATTAAAGATAATATGGCAACAGGAGAAAACGTAGACGACATATGATATTATATACAGAACAACAACTATTAATCGCATACACTAGACATGTAAGAGGGTTGATGGATTCACCAGTAAAAGTGATGACACCAACAATTGAAGAGTTCAGAATAATTTATGAGACAGAACTCGAAGAACAACTATGGGACGAAATAAATGACTAAAACAGAAAAAGCAGCACTACAAGAATCAGTAGTTCAAGTAGGTGTTGCACTAGCAATTAACTTTCCGTTACAAACATTTATGTTATGGCTAATGATAGAAAGATGGCAATGGGAAAGTGCATTTCTCATATCTTTAACTACTACTTTTATTATAACAATAGTAGCATTAATCAGAACATACATGATCCGTATGGAAATAGAAAAAAGACGCAGGCACGGTTTATGGAGAAAGGTACGAAACAGTGGCAGCAGATAGAATTAGTAAAGAAACGGCAGAGTTAATAGCTCTGCCTCCTTTCGATATAGAGACACGATCAGTAAAGTTTTTATTGAATCAACCAACTGTGCGTGATAACATACACAAAGTACCTGTGAATGAGCCTCTTATGGAAAGTTTGATAGAGCATGGTATGAAATCCCCAATACTAACCATGCCTAGTTATTATCCGATTGCAGGAAGTCAAAGACTAAGAGCAATGCTAGAGATATGCCATAAGCATCAAGACGGATGGATGTTTAAAACAATGGAAGTAGAAGTATACAAATTTCAAAAAGAATGGTGGAATATGTTTTACTTGTGGGGAGATAAAGAATTTAGAAACAAAGCCATAGCAATATGGTTTCAAATGGTAGAACTTGCTTGGAAAAGTAAGTATTACGAACACAAAGAAGATCCAAGTGGTAAAGCTATGACAGACTTTGAGGCACTTGGAGATCAATTAAAAGGATGGACACACAAAAAATTATGAGAAGAATATTAGAACATTTTGCACACGCACTACTATATCTTATGGTTTTATCTGTGCCTACTTTTGGAATAGCACTAATAGTTGCAGTATATTTTAACATTATGACAGTAGAAGAACTATTACAGGAACGAAAGATACAGTACAAGTTGTCTCCAGCAGACGCAATAGTTTCGTGTCTAAATCCTGAGCATGACGACAGTAATCCAAGTATGAGAATTGATAGAATTACTGGAGTATTCAACTGTTTTTCGTGTGGCTTCAAGGGCAACTTATTCAATCACTTTGATGCCCCTTCGAATCCATTAGACATTCGTAGAGAAAAAGTTAGACGAAAAATAGAAGAAAAAAGAGCATCTTCCGTAGGATTGAAGATGCCAAAGAACTTTATGCCTTATGTAGGTAACTGGCGGGAGATAACTCCAGAGAGTTATAAACTGTTTGATGCATTTCTGCATCCAGACAAACCTTTTACAGGCAGAATTTCTTTTCCAATTAAGGACTTGACAGGTAGAATAGTAGCATTTAATTGCAGAACACAGTCCCCAACTGATGTTCCAAAGTATTTAATACATCCCCCGAAGGCATTGCTACCTTTGTATCCTGCTCGAGTCCGCCCTATCAAGGGTAGAGTAATATTAGTAGAGGGTATCTTTGATATGTTGAACCTTCATGACAAAGGCTTAGAAAATGCTGTATGTTGTTTTGGTACACGAAATGTAGATATTGAAAAACTAAAATTACTAAAAATGCAAGGAGTAGATGCAGTAGATATACTATTTGATCCTGATGAAGCAGGACAAGATGCAGCTACTCGTATTGCTGAACTCTGTGAATCAGCAGAGTTATTATCAAAAAACATACGCTTACCTGTACAATTAGGGGATGCGGGAGCGTTAAACAAATTAAAAGTAAAAGAATTAAAGGAGACATTATATGGCTAAGATAGCCCTAGTAGAAAGTAAACCTAGTCGTAATGACTATGTAAGACTATTTAACAATGAAATAGAGTTTGATAAGTACGAAC